AATGCCTTTTTATTCTGATTAACAGCATTAAAACAGTGAGAAGTTCCAATACCTACACTTGTGATATCAACCACCTCTGGGACGGTCTGAAGTGCCTTAGAGACACTCTCTGCAAGCTTAATGGTTTCATCATCAATCTTAACTGCATATACTGTACTTGGTAATAAAGTAGTTGTACCAATTCCAGCAAATCCATTAGTACTAGCAATTCCAATTGCCATTGTATAACCAGTACCAGGATTGGTATAAACAAGTTCTTCACCAGTAACAAAGAAATGATTTGGGAGATTGATAGTATTATTGGTAGTATCAATTATAGAAGAATCACTACCATCAAATGGTTTTCTAAAAATTGGATCAGTTTTATGTGATAATCCAAATGCTCTCTTAATAGCACTCTCAGTTCCACTATATTCACCAAAACCACTTTCTATAGATCCATTGTTAAATTCAATTATATCTTTAGTATCATCTTGAATTCTCAATGCATTCATATACACATTAACTTGTGCAGTAATACTTGCTACAGGTTTAAAGAGTAATGAAACAGTTCCTGCAGAAGATACTTTTGTTCCAAAAGTTCCAAGTCCACTTACAGAAACATTAGAAGCAACGTTACCAAATTCTATATCATATGTTTCTGTAGAACCACCTGATTCATAATCAGTAAGAACTGCAAATTCAAACATTTCATAAGATTGATTAGTTGCATCAGTAACCTGAACTACTCCATAAGCAGCTTCATAGTCAGAAGGATAATCACAAATAGTTGTAATACCAGGAGAAGAAGAAGATGCAATTTCAGTTGTTCTATTTTCCAATCTTGCATGTTTAAGATCAACGGTTCCAATACCACTATAAGCAGAGTCTGCCATACCAACAAGAATAGTATTAATAACACCAGTTGTTCCTATACCAACATTAGAATTAGCAATAAAATCAACCTTTAATTCAGTTCCATCAATATATCCTCTATAAGTTCCTAAACCATTAATAGAATCTGGATCATTGACAGTAGTTAATCTACCATATTCCATTAATTCAACTTCATCACCATTATGGATAATATTCAATTGATTGTATTCATGTTCTTTACCACTAATATCAGGATTAATATTAATAATAACTTTAGCTGATCTATAGGTGCTTGCAATACCTACAATTGTTGTTGTTCCTATTCCAGTGCCAATTGTAACACTTTCAGAATCAACCAAAGATCTAGCAATAACAGTGCTACCAGTGCTTAATAAATTATCATCAAGATTATAAGATAAAGCAGCAATCCAGTAATCATTTACAGAATATTTTTCAGGATAGAAGTTTAATTGACCATCACTACCAGAAATAGCAAAATCAAAAGTTCCCTGTTCATAAACAGTATCAACTGTTCCATATTGATTAATATATCCAAGACTATTATCATGAATAATATCCACAATCATTAATTGTCTTTGACCAGTAAATCTCTTATCTCTTACGTAAGTAAAGTATTTTACTGCTCTCCTATCTGCTAAAGCCCATGTAGCAACAGTACTGAATCTAGTTGCTCTAGGATTACTGTTAAATGTTCCACTAAAATCATCTATGGAAACTGCCCTATTACCAACAGATTCACTATAATCTTTTAAGATTCTACTTGAAAAAGTTATTTCATCGGAAACAGCATCATCACCACTAATATTCAAAGCATTTTCGGATGCTAAATCAAAATCATATACACAATTTAAATTACCAAAACCATAAAGATCATTTACTACAGAAACATCACTTAATTCTGTAGATAATCCAACTTTAACAGAAGCAGTAGATTCTAACTGATAATCCGAAAACTTCTTAAATCCTAAAGTGTGATTTAAAGGAGAAACATCATTATTCCATGTTTCATAATCAACTCTAGAATTTATAGAATAAGAAAGATTTTGATAGTAATAACTATCTTGAACTCTTTGTAAATTGGTATTAAGGAATCCAGAATCAGTTTCCCATCCCTTTTCAACTCTTGATGTTGCATTTAATTTGATATAAGAATCAAAGGTTCTTATAGAAGAAGCAAGTCCTTGAGTTCCAGAACTTAATCCTCTTAAAACATCATTAACCACAAATCCATCAGTATTTGTAACTCTTAAAATACCAGTGTGTTTATTCCAATTTTGAATAGTTCCACGAGTGCTACTAATTGATCCTGTAACTGTTTCACCTATGGCAAAATCATTAGGTTTCAACTTAACATCAAATGTAGGCATAAACTTCTGAGGAACAATTCTTCCAAAAGAATTGATAAAATCATATGTACCTGGTGAAGATCCAGGAGCTAAGTTAGTAAAGTAATCGGAAAGATTATAAGTAACGGTTCCAATACCACCATAGTTCTGATCAACTGCTGTTATAGTAAAGAGTTTATAATCATAGTTTTCAGAATTATATCCTCTAGCAGTTGTACCAACACCTACACCAATACCCTCAACAAAAACCTTATCACCCACTGCTATAGGGAAAGTATCAGCAGTGCTAAATCCAACTGATAAAGTAACTGTTACATCATAATTTTCTGTATTAAATCCTACAGTACTAATTCCAACACCATTACTATTCTTATCAGTAATAATAGTAGGAGGAGAATTACTAATACCTTTAGTATTCTTAAGAATTTCTATCTTTGGATTTCCTAATGTATATTTAAGATCCGCATCCAAAACTGGTTTTTCAGTTTTTCCATCAAGAATAATTAAATCTGGTGCAGAGATATACCCTCTTCCAAAAGAAGTTATTCCAATAGATTCAATGGACATCAAAGATTCTATTTCTATAATCTGAGGTAAAGCTCCATCTGGTTTTACTGTACTATCTGATGCAAAATCATATCCAATATCTTTAACCTTTACAGTTTTGATTTTTCCAATTGAAGTACTTTGAGGATCAAGAATTGCACCAGAACCAACTTCACTATTAATTGTAGAAATACCAGGAAGACTATAATAATTTGTACCAGGATTTAATAATTCCAAATCCGCAATAGATCCATATGCAGTGGGACTATCAGTTTCATATGTTATAAAGGAAGTACTGTCATATGATGATATTTCTGGTTTCTTATCTAATGTAAAATTAAATTGATTTGTAGAGGCTACGGTAATTTTTTGTTTTCCACTATAGTCACTATCAGTAACTTGAATCTCATTTCCACTCAAAACCTCAGTATCTACACATATTTCTTTTTTAACAAGAGGTAAGTCACTTTCAAAAATAGGATCTAAACTATAATAGAGTTTTTTTGGAATATCACTAGTAACTGATAATGTTACTTTAGCATCAGTGGACACACCTATAGTTCCATTCCTTGTAACATTAAATGTAGTAGATTCTGTAGAAGTTTCCCATTGTTTTGTCAAATTCTCATCAGTATAGAAATTTAAAGCAAATGCAGGATAAGCTGTAGATTGTACAACATATCCTAAAGAAGAATCAGAAAGATCAAATTCAACTTTAGAATCTCTATATACTTTTATTTCTGGATTTATTGGATTAATTGTTCCATCAGAAGTACTTGTAAGTCCAACAACATCTGGTTTAGATTCATTAGCATCATATTCAGTTTTAGTTAATTTAAATGTATTAGAATCAATTTTTACAATATAATAAATTCCATTATTCTCCAATCCACCTACAGCAGTAGTAGAAGTGTGTATAATTTTATCACCAGTTTCATATCCATGATCATTGATTGTAATTGCATTAGTAGTAGTATTAACACCTGAAGAAACAAATGTTTTAGGATCAATTATAACTCTTCTATTATAATCATTATACTTAACGCCTACTTGAGTTGTAATTCCAGAAATTACACTCATATAGACATCTTCATAATTTAATAAACCATGAGTTTCTCCAGTTGAAACTGTAGCAATAGTTCTATTAATTTCTCCAGTAATTACTTCATAATTTGTCTTAAAGCTATGATAAACCCCAGTACCCAATCCAGAGAAGAATACTGTTGTACTACCTCTCTGTGTGCTTGCAATGCCTACAAAAGTACCAGTACTACCTAAACCTACTTTGACAGTGGATATACCTATCAAGTCATTAGTAATAGCAGCAGCATAAACTGTTTGACCATTTGTTAATGTTGATATACCTGTATCTACAGCATCTGATCCATCCCATCTAATATTAAGACCTTCTCCTTGGTTAGGAGAATATGTTAATTTATCACCAGTCTTTAATCCATGATCTGGAATATAAATTGCTTTCGTCTGAATAAACAATTGAGTTAGTCCAATTCCAGGATTACTAAATGCAATTGTAGTTCCAATACCAACTCCAGATCTTGTTCCTAGTCCAACCGAATCAACTGGATTGAAATAAATTTGCTGATTCACTCTATATTCATAATCAGAAGTAAATCCAGAATTAACAGTAAGTGTTCTTGGTTTTTCAAGGACTTCTGAAGTTATAGTATGCGAAACTCCCGTAACTCCATTAACAGCCCTAAGAACTCTTATTCTTGAAAGTAAAGGTTCTACATTTAATACCTTTATAGTTTCTGTTCCAATACCAAGAAGATCGTTAGAACTGAGTGATGATAAATCTCCACGGACATTAATATGAGTTACTATACCTGTAGCACCATCAGTTCCAATTGCAACTGCAGTAGTTCCTACTCCAGTTACATTAAGTTTAACTGAAGTAATTCCAGCATTATAAACTCCCCCTATTTCCGAAGAAGTTGTGGACAAACCACTAATGGTAATAATATCTTGATTAACCCAATTATGAGGTTCTGTAGAAACGATTTCATAAATTCCTTTTTGATTGGAAGGATAAATTTCTACATTTGTAATGGTGCTAGTAGCAGCACTCACAGTACTTACAGATTTACCAAGAATTCTTGAAACTCTAGCAGCTGCATCCCTTCCTTTAGTATCTGTATTATCAAAAATGAGTTTATCACTAATTTGATAATTTTTACCACCTGTTTCAATTCCAATAGTTTCTACAACACCTGGCTTAACCCCTACAATCTCTATAGATTGCTTTAATTCATTTGGTAATGGAAGGTATGGATAAGATGCATTACCATCGTAAATTAAATTATAAGGAGTTGTATTTCTACACCATTTAGTATTTTGTAATGGATAATCATCTTGGTTAGATGAATTTAAGAAATTAAAACTATTGGGGGTAGAATAATAATTCTTACCAATCAAATAAGGGTATACTGGTAATTTGTAGGTGTTAAATTGTCCTCCTTGCTCTGAACCAGAATCATCAATTGTTGCAAAGTAAGCATAAGTTCCATTTGGGAATTGTGGAGTTACACAAAATCTTCCATTATTTTCATCTAAAACAGTTTCATCACCTACTGCTTTATATGTAAAATCATCAGTAAAAAATCCTGCAGGGAAAACACTTAAAGGTGGTCTATTTTCTTTAATCGAAGCTTCTTCAATATACCCAGATTTCATCTGAGTTACTGTACCACCAGATTTTTTAACATATCCATATGGACCATAAATTGGATTTCCATCATATGCCCAACCAATAATAGGGGAATGATTACTTGATGGAACTTCTTGTCCATTAACTTTTCTTAAATCTGGTTCACCATATAAAGATTTACCTTCTTGATTGGTAGAATAAACAGTTTGTCTTAATTTTCTAGGAGCATATAAATGATTATATTGTAATCCGAAATGAGCATCATTTACAAATCCATCATCATCAGAAATTTGTTGTGTTTGGTAATATCTTTCAAATAAGTTAAGACTCCATTTTTGAATATTTGCACGAGTTTTAACATCCACTCCAGAATTAACTACATCAATAGTTGTATTATCTTGAGTATATCCTGCTCCTTCATGAATTACATTAACACTTTCTAAAACATAATTAATCGTAGTTCCTATACCAACAGAGGAAGCATTTCCATTAAGATCATGTATTTTTAAAATAGGTGTTAATACAGCACCTACACCATCCCCATTAATTTGTAAATTTGGAGGTGAATTATAATTAGAACCTTTATTTTCTACAACAACTTCAATAATTTTTCCATCACTAATAATGGGTGTTAATTGTGCATTAGATCCAGATAATAACGTTACTTCTGGTTCTCTAATAAAATTGATAATTTCAGATGCTCCATATCCAACTCCATTATTTGATAAATGAACTGATGTTATTTCACCTCTAATTATTGGTTGAACTTTAAGTTCAAAAGTATCAGACCCTACAGAAGAAATACCAACATCACTAAGAATACTAACAGAAATATCTTGATAGTTAAAAAGATGGGTTCCTACACCAATATTAGTAAGAGGTCTATATTGTTTTGTTTGATAATAAAAATCACTACTAGTGGTTCCTAGACCAACACTTGATAGTTTAAAATTATCATTATCTACTTTAGTGACATAGAAATCAGTAGAAGTAGTAAGACCTGCTATAGGAGTTCCATCACAAGTATATGTTACAATTTCTCCAGATTCATAATCATGATTTTGAATGTTTATTAAATTTAAAGCTGTGTTTATACCTGAAGGAGATGCTGTTCTCTTTTTATTCTGATATCCACTTCCACTAGAAATTACATTAATTGATTCAACTATTGATTTTTTATTTAAAGATTTTATATGATGCCTTCCTATTCCTTTAGAAGTTAATGTAATTGTATTAATTCCTGCAAGAACACCTGCTTTATCTTTATGAAGTCTTATAGTAGTTCCACCAGTTCCAACAACAGCAGCAAAATAAGTTGAACTAGTAGATAAACCACCTACAACTTGCTGATTATCAGTAACGTATAAAACTTCTTCTGCGTTTTCAAACTTATGATAAGTAGTAAATCCAATAGTAGAAGATAAACTACCTGTTGTACCCAAACCTACTCTAGGAGAATCTGATTCAAAGGAAACAGAATGCTCAATAGATTGCATATTTACAGAAACACGAGCACCTGATCCATTACCACCTTCAATTTTTAATATTGGTGGTGTTTTATAATCAAATCCAGAATCAATAATTCTCATCTCTCTTAGAGATCCAGATACTGCAGCATATCCAGTAGCTCCTACCCCAACAGAATCTTTAATATGTAAAAATGGTGGATTAATTACATCATAGTCTCTTCCGCCTGAAAGAACATCTATACCCTTGAGTTCTCCATAATGAACTTGATCAAATGATTTGTAATTTAAAATTTCTACACCATTTACCAATATACCAGTATTTCCAGGAGTAGTTTCATATACAGTACCCGTATTTTCAGGAGGACATATTTCTCTTAATATTTTTTGTGATGTTAAAGTTTTATTATTAAATTTAAATGGTGATAATGTATTATCAGTTACAATACCACTTCTTGCACCATCATCATCAATATTAATAAACTTTCCTGTATAAAGATCGGAACCACTTTTAGCAAATTTTATTGTTGTATCATTTACTCTTTTAACAAAATAAAGACCCTCATCCATTAAAGATGATTTAACAACAAAATTGTCTATAGAAGTGCCACTTGTGGGATCTACATAAGCATCATTAACTATTTGAGGTGTATAATAAACTGAATCTCCTGTATAAAGACCATGATCAAAAATAGGAACTCCAGAAGGAGTTGTAGTTGAATTAGTTACAATTTGATACTCATCTCCACTAAAACTTCCACTAAAAATAATTTTCCCATCATTAACACCTAATGATTGAGATCCATATGTTGGAATAGAAGGAGATGCTATAAGTATTTTTTCACTATCCTTATCCTTATATACATTTTGTATATTTGTGCTATTTACAGAAGCTTCAGGGAAATTAATAGCATTAGTTTTTAATATTTGTCTTTCTATCGTATATTTTAAATTTGTGTTAATTTCACCTTGTCCTTTAATAATAAAAGATTTGGAGGAAGTTAATTGTGTTATATCAGATACTGGTAAATTTCTACCATCACTACCAGCTAGAATAGCAACAGATTTATCACCTACTTTAAAGTCATGATCAGTTTTTAATACAACTTCATAAGTTGAGTCAGAAGCATCCTTAAGAGAAATGCTATCAACTTGATATACAGCCGCAACGTTATAAAACCATTCTTTAAACTTAAATCCAGTATCTCCAATTCCTAAAGTTTTGAGTTTTATAATATCTCCTGTATCAAAAAGAGAACTATCATCCTCATACTCTACACTATCAATAACTGATGTTATTCTTACCTCAATAGTTTCGTCTTGATCAAGAACTGATTTTCCATATGAGAATGTATTAATACCAATAGTTTGACCACTTAGAATAGTTTTACCAATTCCACTAAGTCCAAAAAACTGAGTTAAATTCTTAGATGTATATGAACTAACACCTACAGTTTTATCAATATACGTGAAATGCAATTCTCCAGTAGTTCCAAACCCAACAGTTGAATCAACATCAACAACAGTACTACCTGCACCAATTTCCCCAATTACTCTTGTTCTAGGAGGAGTAATAAAAGTTCCATATGTAGCACCCTCTACTCTAGAATCTTTATTATATCCTGCATCTATACTTAATTTGTAAAAAGTTGTACCAGCACTAACATTAATTTCTTCAACCTGTGTTATAGGAGCATATGCTTTTTCTATACTATAACCTTCATAAGAATCTTGATATAAAGTTGATAATTCAAGATTTTTTGGATTACCAACAATTGGTTCTACAACAAAATCTTTTGTAATTTTATAATTTGCATTAGATGGTGTAAAAAGAAACTGAGAAGGTCTTATAATTTTTACATTCTCATTATATAAAGCTTTAAATATAATTTCAAAACCCCTATCTGTTCCCTTACTTAAATAGAAATCTTTTGATTGTTTTATAAAAATATTTTGATCTAATTTAGATGATAAATCCTTCCCTTCAATTCCTGGAATAAGTTGATGTTTAGTTTTAAGTAAAAACTCTTTAAGAAAAAGAGAACTTAAATTTTGAATAGAATCTCCCTTATCATGTTCTTCCGCACTGGTGGTTTCAAAAACTAATTCTTCAGGATTGGTTGGACTTTGATATGAACTAACTCCAACAAACCCTCTAACACAACCCGTAAATGCAAAAGTAGTTATTCCAGTATATGTAATAATTTCATCATTTATTTTTATTAATCCATAAGAATCAGGAAACCCAAGAGTTCCTGTTGGATTATTTTTCATATCAACTTCAATTGTTTCACTATTAATACCTACTGAAGCTCCCAATCCAACATAGTTAGTAAGACCAACCTGATTATCAATTTTTGTATAATCATCAATATTTTGAACCAAATCTATTGGTCCACCTTGATATTCTTGTCCTTGATAATATGATTTTAAAAATTCAACAACTAATGGATATTCATTTATAACATATTGAGGTAGTTGATTCTGAACTATGTTATTAAACTGGATTTTTTTTGTAGACATTTTATAATTTTTCTATCTTAGTAGGTTGATGCAGTTGATGAAGTTAAAGGAGCTCTAGTAGCTGTTGTTGAATTACCTCCACTATTACGACCTCCAGGACGCACTAAATTGCCATTAGCATAACTTGATGAAGTAATGAAGTTAGAACCAGAAGGATCTAGTCCAGAAGCAATTTCATCAACAATCGGATCAAATGTACTGTTACTAATATCTAGTTGCAAATAAAGATCCTGTAATCCGATAACATCATTAGAAGCAGGAGATGCTGAAATTTCAATAACTGTTTGCCCATCTTTAATCATTCCAGATTGAATATTGATAGGATTGAGAGTAACGACTCCACTCTTATAATCAATCGTTCCAACATTTCTTTTAAGAATAGTAGGTGATTGTGAATCTATCGAAGGAACTGAGAATAAAAATAAAGATCCATTTATTCTATTAGTATTAGGTATATCTGCTATATAAACGTCAGACATTATTCCTGCCATTCTAAAAGCAGTTGATTTGATATTATATCCACTCATTTTCTTAATATGAATTTCATTACCAAAACCAATTGAATATTCAGCAAAAGAGTTCAAAACAGCTCTTATATCTCTCCTCATATTAATTGTTGTAATATTAGATGTTATTGCTTCATTGCTTTGATCAATAATATTCAAATATTTACTATACTTGAATCTAGCACCATACTTATTCATTTCTGAGGATTCAGCATACTTATTAGAATTATTTACAACAAGATCAGAAACAGATGCTGGAGATTTTGCAAGATTAGTGTTATAATATATTTTTGAATCAATTTCAAGATAAAGATACTTCAAATCAAGGATTTCGGGTACTATTCCTGCTACAGCATATTTCTTCAATTTTAATTTTATCTGTTCTTTGACTAAATTTGGAAGAAAATCACCATTTTTAGGTTTTATACTAATAAAAACTTTTCCGTACTGAGGTGGTATAAGATCTTCACCTCCAAAAACAGAAATTGAGTCCGTTTCGGGATAAATTTTACCAGGAATTAAGGATTCGTAGTCATTTGCAGTAATTGCTCTGTTTTGAGACGCATAAATTCGAGGAGCAAACTTTCTAATCGATTCTACAGATTCAATTGTCTCCCCACCACCTGCAATTATACCTGTTGTCAACAAAGAAATGCCAGTTGTTACATTATAGGTAGAACCACTACGTGTATATTGAAGTCTTCCTGAAAAATTGAAAGAACTTACACCATTTGCAGCATCACCATGAGAAGTGATGTAATTAATTGTAATAAAATTACCATCTTCAAGTGCTTTTCCAAAAATTCCATCTCCAAAAAATATTTCGTATCTTTCATCTTCAATTTCTTGTAAAAAATAAACTTTTGAGTCAGATTTTACATCAAAAAGACTGTCTTGTGAATTATATTTTGTTTGTGTTGCAGAAGCCTCTGTTGGATTTACTGTAACTGAAATTAAATCAGTATCAACACCAGCATTTGGTAAAATAAATTTTTGATTTGGAATTCTTGCAGAATATGTGTAAGTTTGAGTCAGTAAAGTTCCTTCATATACCTCAACATCATTAAATGTTGCTATTCCATTTCTTATAGGAACTGTTATATCATTTAAAATTGAGAAAATAAAAGATTGTCCAGCAAAAGTTGATGTTGAAGATGCAACTGGACCTTTTTTAAGAGTTAAAGTAGCAGGTGCAGGGTTAACACCACTTGTATCTACGAAGAAAGATACTGTTGATCTTGCTGCTTGCCTTGGACGTGGTACATAACCTATATTTCTTGCTAATGAAACTATATTTTTTCTTAAAGTTGCAGTATCAATGAACACCTCATTGGTGATCATGTTAGCATTATATGATGTAATATAAGTATTATATGCCAGAACATCTAAAATCGTCGAAAGGTTAGACCCCTCGAAGTCATAATCAGTAAAATTCGAGTTAGATTTTAAATATTCTTGTAATGTTTCTTTAACTTGGTCAAAATCCAAGTTAGAAAAGTTAGCTAATGGCATTTTTATCTACTAGACTGCAAAACAAACTGTAATTCTTGTGTTGGAATCTCTGTTCCAACTATATTATATCTAATAATTACGTCAAAATTGTTAAGACCATAGTTAGGAAAGGCTTTTACACTGTCCAAATCAACTCTTGGTTCATTAATATCGATAGATTCACGAATTTCATCCTCAATTAAAGTAGCATTTATATCATCTATATTTTCAAATAGAGATTCTGTAATCTTTGAACCAAATGATGGACTAAAATACTTCTCTCCAGGTCTCGTAAAGACAATATTTCGTATAGAACGAGCAATTGCATTCTCATTTTTAATCGCAATGAGATCATCATTCAGTGGATTAGACTGAAAGGTCATACTAATGTCTTTAAAAGCTTGACTAACTCGTTCTATTGGCACACTAATGCAGCAATTATCTTTTATTTATTAAGGATTGCAAACGATTGTTTCAAATAATCATCATTTGATCGTCATACTCTAGATCATCTTCTTCAAAATCTCCAAATATTTCACTTTGTACTAAATCATCACGTTTTTTAGGAGTAAGATGGTCGTTTGAAACCTCTCTTAGCATCTTTTTCTTGGAGTTTTTCATAATTTTAGTGCATTTTTACTATTTAACAATAAAAAAGAAGGGATTTCTCCCTTCTTATTATTTCTTTTTACTTT